AATTTCTTTTATCTAAAGCCTGTTGATATTTAAAATTATCAAATATTTCTTCTTTTAATATTTTTTCTGTCTTTGCTTCTCCTTGTTTAAATTTATCTTCATTAATTTTAATTTTAATTTCATCTAAAAGTTCATTAATTTTATCATCAGATAAAGTGTCGCCTGACAACCTTTTCATTTCTTGAAAACATTTACTAAAAGATTTTATGCTTGGTTTTTTAGCCATTATATACTTCTCATAACACAGTTAATTCCAGCGTCTATTGAATCTGCAATAGATACTTTTTTATTTAAAACATTGCTAATGTCTGATATTTTTTTTCTATCTTGTAAAAATTCTTCAGATAAATCTTCATCTTTAATATTAAGTTGTTTTTGATGTAATATATTTCTTTGATTTATATTTTCAGCTTCTGCCTCAAGTTCAGATGATTGTTTATCTTTATATTGTATTTCTGATTCTGGTATTAATCCTTTTTCATCTCTAATGTTAGGATCGTTTACTTTTTGTTGAATAGCTAAATCATTTTTTTGTTTTTTAGCTTCAAATAATTCTCTTTCAGTTTTTTGTAAATTTCTTAAATTTTCTAAGTAAATCTTAGCAGAAGAAACGTCATTTCTGTCAATTGCATTTTGATACAAACCTTTAAACTCATTTATCTGATCATCAATTCTATTTAATTGCTCATCACCAATTCTTGTTTTAGAATTAATTAGATCTCCAGTATCAACCTTTTCTCCTCTAAGAGTTTTACCAATTGAGTATCTTAATAACTCTTGTTGATTTTCAGGTGATATAGCTGCTAGTCTTTGATAAATATTTGGCTTACCAGTTCTTTCAGCAATAACATCTCCTATTTTGCCGAAACCAACATGCAAAGAAGATCCTAAAATACCACCAGCTGCTATGTTAAAAAAAGCATCATACTGATCATAGTCAGATTGTTCTGATCTTGCTACACCATAAACAATAGGTTCAACAGCAGCGTTACCAACAAAACCTTCAATAAATCCTCTTTGTAATCTAGCAACATTTTTTCCTGATCTTGCAACCATATTTGCAAATCTTGCTTGACCAACAACTGGAACAAACGCTGCTCCTATATTTATTGGATCTGCAAAGTTTGTAGCAAGACTAGCAAGAAAAAAAGTACCATAAGTATTTTGTGGTCCACGACTAACAACGCTTGCTCTTTCTTGTTCAATTTGTTTTCTATTAACTAAATAATTAACTACACCTTCTCTAGTATCTTCTTCAAAAAACAAACCAAGATCAGCATATTGTTTATTTAATTCATCTTTGTTTAAATAAACATTACTTTCATTATATGCTTCTGTTTGTTCTGTTAATCTAAATAAAGAAGATGTAGGATTATAATCCCAAGAACTAGCTATGTTAGCACCTTGAGCTTCCCAGTAGGTTGTTTTAACATTACCTAAAGCTGAACCTATTTGTTCTTTTGGAGTTTCAAATTGTTCAAGACTAATACCAATCATTATGGAGCTACTTCGTAAAATTCAGATTGTAAAAGTCTTATAGGTAATCCAGTTCCTGGTTCAATAGAATCTATACTTTTAATTTTAGGATTTTTATTAGGAATATCAGCAAAGTAAAATTCTATTTTTTCTCCTTTAGCATTTACAATTGGTATTGTTCCATTTGCTAATTCAACATGCAAAACTATTCCTGTTGAATTACTATTTAACAACCATTTAGAATGTTTTTTCATAGAATTAATCATTGTATTTTTTACATAAGTATTAAATGTATTTTCGTCTGATAGTTTTATGTTTTCAGGCAAAACATTTTGTTTTCCAGCTAAAGTAGCATAATGAGCAAAACCACCATCAACATGAAATCTTTCTAAGTAATCTGATTTTTCAACTAATAATAAAAGTGCATCAGCTTTATCTTTAACAGCAGCATTATTAACAGCTATTCCATTTACATCTTTTGGAATAAAATAAGTTCCTGGTGTTGTGTCATAATCATTTTTAAATTCTTTTGTAACACTTTTTCTTGCATTTTCTGGATTTAATCCATCTTTAACAATTCTTTGTAATGTTGCTTGATACAAAGTATTTTGTAAAGAAAGAATTAATTCTTGTTTATTTACAGCTCCATCTGATTGACTTAAAATAACTTTTTCAAAATCTTTTATATCTGTCATTATGTTAGTTTTAATATTTGCAAAACTTGCATTTTTAAGACCAGATATTTTTGATTTAGCTAATGACTCTAAATCTTTTGTAGAAATAGCAGAAAGAATATCTTTTTTTAAAGCAGAACTATTTGTGCTTACAGCAACTTGAATGTCTATTGGCAAACCATCTTTTACAAGTTGTTTAAAAATACTAGGAGCTACATCAGTTCCATAAGTGTTTTGCAAAGAATTAATAACTTTTAATTTTTGATCAACATTTTGAGTTCCTTTTAATACATCACCAATTTCTTTTATTTTATTATAAGGAACATAAGTTCTGTATTGTTCTGGTATATTTTGTTCATTATATTTTTTATCTAATGCTTGTTTAAATAAACCAAATTGAGAAGGATCTTGTACAACTTTTGCATAAGCTAAATTAACTTGAGGATCTTTATTTATAAAATATTCTGCTGAACCTTTTTCACTAATTGTTTTTAATTTAAAATTTATTTCTTTATCTATTAAAGAAGTAGCTTCTACTCTTTTTTCAGAATCTGTAACTTTTGATGTTAATTGAGTAGAAACAACAGCTTCTATATCTGACATTAAACCATAAGGAGCATTTACTGCTATTGTTTCAGCTATAGCAGATGTTTCAAACTTACTAACTTTTTGATAAAGCTCAGCTCTTTTTTCAGCTTTTAAAAATTTACTAGATTCTATATCTTCAAGTTTTTTCTTTGCTGATCCATAATTTTTATTAGATAAATCTTTTTCAATATCCATTTCAAATATTGAAGCATTTGATTTATTTAATTCTTCTTGTAGTTTTACTTCACCATCATTGTTATAAAAATTTTTGCTAAGAATATTAGAATCAATAGTTGTTTTTAAAATACTTCTTTCATTTTCATCTTTTGATAATAAATATTTAGATATAAGAACTTGTTGTTCTGTGTTCCAAGTATTGTTATATTGTAAATCTAATTGATCTCTTGAGCCTTTTACAACTTTAGAAGATCTAGTAATTAAATCTAAACTAAGTTTATCTTCTAATAATTTAGCTGCAGCTTTATTTTCCATTGCATCAATTTTTTGTTTTGCTAGAAAACTAAATTGATCTTTAAATGTATTTTGAGCTTTAACTGGATCTAAGATTTTAGAAGAACCTTGTTCTATAGTATCTAATTCATTTGATAATTCTAAATATGCTTTTGTTGATTCTGTTTTATCTTTTAATGCTTGTTCTCTAACATAATACTCATCTGCAGCCGAAATTACTTTTTGAGCAGAACCAAACATAGAACCAGCAGATTCTACTGGAACTTGAAATTGTGTTTTAAGTGATGCAACTTCTGCTGTTGGTCTTACTTGTGCTTCAAATGTAGGTATCTTTGGCATTAAAATGATCCTGAGTATCCTGTTGGGTTAGCTGCATATTGACTAAAAGAACTAGCACCATCAAATGTTCCTGCTGGTTTTGTTCCACCTAATAAAGTTTTTCCTGCAGAAGAACCTGCAAAACTTAATCCTGTTGATACTAATGTGCTAATAGCAGCAGATCTTCCTTGTTGTCTAGCAAATTGTCCCTGTATTCTGAACATATTACCAGCTTCTCTTCTTTGTGCTGCAGCAACTTTTGAATTGTAAGTTATAGTATTTTTTTCAACTTCTGCTTCTTCAGCATTTCTTCTTAAAACTCTTATTCCAGTTCCTCCTAATTCTGCACCTGATTTTAAAATTCTAGTTGTAGTTTGTGATTGTAATTGTGCAAAATTTTGATCAAATCTTGCTAAATCAAATTCTGCTTGTTTTTCTATTTGTGTAGCTTCTTGATCAGCTAATTGTGCATTTCTATTTTGAATTGATTGATTATATTTTCCTGCAGCATTTTGCTGTGATGCCTGCATTACTCCTAAGCCAACTGCTACATAAGGTAAAGCTGGTGCCATTAGAAAATCCTCGCAAATCTATAATGATCAGTACCATCAAAACCATACTTTTTCATTAATCCTTCATTACTTAATCCCATCCATTTGGCAAATCTAATTCCAATACCAAAGTCTGCACGAACTGCAGTTTGTATTCTTTCAAATTTATAATCTCTAGCTAAGTCTTCAAAATTCTTTTTAATTGCACGAGCAATAGTAATTGGGTGATTCCAAATATCATAAGTTGCAAGAACCCAACCTTCTCCAACATTTCCCCAAATTCTTTTTATTCCAGCACAAGCAATAATTTGTCTATTGATTGCTCCTGTAAATGCTAATCCATTTTCTTCTAAATTCATACACTCATTCATATTATCATTTACTAAGAAGTTTGCATCTAATTGCATAAGTTTATGATTCATTTGAGATTGCATTACTATTTTACCATGATCAGATATGTATGGTATAATTACTAATCTATCTTTATCTTCATCCATAATATTAACCATCATTTGTAATCAATTCTGGATATAACGATAAAACTGTTAAAGGTAAAGGTTGAGTTTGACGAACATAGATATATCCATCTGTTTCGTAATTGCCTCTAAACTCAACTTCCTTATCCCCAGTATATACAGGAATAGCTGTATCCATTAATTGTGCTGAGGATCTAAATGGAATAGCTTCCATATTAGACAAGTTTGGTCCAACTTCTACACCAATAGACTCATAAAGTCTAACTGTAATATTGTATATTCGTTTTGTTTTAGCTTGAGATGTACCATTTTGAGATCCAGCATCTATTCTCATAGTTTGTAATATAGATGTATAAGGTAAACCAACTTTAACTTTAGTAGATGATCTTGCTAAAGTAATAGATCCATTAGTTACTGTTCTATCAGGATGCGTTGAACCATTTGCAAGAACAGATACAGTTTGCCCCTCAAGATGATCTAAGCCAGTAATAGTAGTCGTTGCAGATCCAGAATAAGATAACTGCGAATCTAAAAAATTAAATGTTGTGTTATCTGTTTCTGTAAAATCAAATTGATTAATGTATTCTACATAACGTCTTGTAACACCATTGATTGTACGTTTAATAATAACCCATGTTTGATATTCTTTATCGTTAGTTGGAATTGTTGCTACAGTTTCGCATACAGCATTACCTGTGCTGAATGCACCACCAAATATATGTCTATGCCAAGCAACAACTTGTTGTTCTCTTTGATAAGTTAAACCAGCTAATTGACCATCTTCTCTTACAGCCCAGATAATTTGATTAGGTTCTTGCTGATAAGATAATTCATTAAAACCAGTTTCAGAAATATGTTCAGCTAAGATTGTCATATCAGGTGCAACATAACCATCAACATCAAAGTTATAAGCTAGTTCTCTAATCTTTCTTTTAGCACGCTGTAAAAATAAAGTTACGTTACCAACTGGAATAGCATCTGTATTTGCACAGCCATGGTTAGATTGTTTTTTAATTAAAATATTTGTTGGAGTAATAGGATCATCTGTACCACCTCCTGATACTGAAAACTCACCACCTACTGTTCCTACAATTAATGTTCGTGTTGCAGATAAGAAACGAACTGCATTAACTTGGTTAGAAGCGATTGTATAAATAATTGCATCATCATCTGCAATCGTTCCACCTCTATTCTCGTGCATGTTTTCATAATCTCCTGATTTAGAAAAATATAAAGTTTGCGGTTGTGATTCTGTTCCTGCAAATACTAATCGTTGTTCATAAAAGGTTACGCAAGAAGGATGTCCAGTAGTATCTGAAAAAGCTCCTAATGCCCAGTCATTGGTAGTAGAGGAAGAACCCATATCTTTTATAACTGTTGCTGTTACAACTGTTGTGCTAGTAATAGCTGTAATTTCTCCATAACCATCTCTAAAAGTAAAAAGTCTACCAACATCAGTAGATTGAAAACCTGTATCATTATTAATTCCAGTTACAGCAGATGCTGTTAATGTTCTTCCTGTTCCAACAGTATGTGAAGACATACCAAATGTTGTGGTTGTAGTATTATCATCTAAGTATGGTCCATCAGTAAAATCTACTTCTGTAATAGTCCAAGAGGTATGACCAGTTCTTGATAATTTTTTAACTGAATAATCAGGATGACATAAATACATAACATCTGCTGATTGAGCATATTTAATTTGAAATAGATCTGCAGTTAAATAAGTTGTGCTTATTTGATAAACTCTATTTGCAACACCACCAGATGTATAAGCAGTGTAAGATGTTGTGTTTACATTTGTTCCATCAATGGTTTGTAATTCAAATGTATTAGCTGTTACATTTGCTACTTTAAATCTTTTACCATTTACTTGTGTCATTCCTACAACACCAGAAATAACAATAGTATTTCCATTAGAATAACCATGAGCTGTTGATGTAACAACACCTGGGTTTGCTTGAGTAATACCTGTAATTGTTTTATTGGATTCTAATATTGCACCACCATCTTTATAAAAACGAATATACTGATCACCAAATTCTAAGATGTAAGTTTGTGTTGTTGAAAATTCAAAAGGGATTAATCTTGTTTTCTCTGCAGAGTTTTCTACTTCTGCTACAAAGTTTGTACCTGGTCTTCTAGATGCAGAACCATGAGGATAAACAATCATGTTCTGTAATGTTTTGCAACCAGATGAATATTTAGCTAAATCATTTCTACCATCTAGTCGTGGTGATAATTCACCCCCTGTAAAGTTTGTTAATTGTACCGCAACTCTAGCCATGGTTATTAAAACCTAGAGTTGATAAATGTATTTGAATCTATAACAGATGATGATCCTGCTTCTGGATCTGTATTGTATCCTTCAGTAGCATCTACAAATCTAGCATCTTTTAATTTCTCTTGGTAAAGCTGATACATTTGTTGAGCAACTGGATTAGAAGATGTAACTGCATAAGCAATGTCAGCAGCTAACGCAGCAGATAAAACTTCTCTTAATAATTCATCATACTCATTTGGATCAGTTACTCTTGATACATATAAAATTTTCATTGTAGAACTATTTGATAATATCTTTCTACCCTCTACTAAATGATCAGATTCATAATCAAATATTCTAAGTAGTCTTAAGCAGTCTGCAGGTAGTGTAAATTGTTTTGTAAATCCCCAAGCTGGAGCTTCTGAATCAGCAGGAAGTGCTAATCTTTTTTGTAAGCAATTCCAAGGGTGATGTCTAAATACTGCATCTCTTACGTTCTCATATCTAGCATTGCAAAGCCTAGCGTTCTTAGAATCTTCTGTAAGAGTTAAGATTGTGGATGCACCTAATTGATTTAAAGCACCATTACATATTTGAACAACTGAAGCCATATTAATCTTTCTTTACTACAATATTGTATTTTTGCCAAATCTCTTCTTGAGATAATTGAATTTCGTCTAATTTCTGTTTAGTTCTTGAACTAAGGTTATTTTGTTTAATAATCTCAACTAATGCGTATCTATAGACATCGCTAGATCCATTCCATTCAAAGTGTAATAGATGTTTAGGTTCTGCATAGATGTCTAATAATCTTGGATCAAAATCACTTAGAGTCATTCTTAATAATGTACTTTCTTCTTAGTTTTCTTGGTTTAACTAAAGCAAATATTTCTGCCTCTGTAAGTTCTAAATCTTTATCAAAACCATGATGTGCTGTTGATGTATGTTTAAATCTATCAACTAGAACATAGCGATAGATATAATCTTTATTTTGTAAATGTAAAATGGTTTTTATTTCGTTGGTTTTTTTCATTAATAGATAGTGGGGATTTTACTCCCCACTATTTAAAGTCAGTTATTAGCTAACTGTGTATTCAATAATGAAACTTAAATCACCAGCTTGATCTCCAGCCGCAGGGAAAACAATTCCTACGAAGTAAGTCAAAGCAGGATCAGAAGAAAGTCCAGCATCTTGCCAAACTTTTTGTCCCATTTTGTTTATATCTCTAGCTTCAAAAGCCACTTCAGTTCCTGTTTTTACAGCAGCTCTTAAGTCTGTAATCGCAGAAGCGTAAGCGTCAGCATCTACAACAGATAAATCCTGTTTGTATAAGCCAACATCAGCAGTGATAACAGTACTAGAATCTAAATCATCGTTAAATAATTTGATTGAAGTAATGCTCGCATTGCTTGGAATTGGAGCTAGCATAACTGTGTCTGTGGCACTTAAATCGCCAGCAGCAAGTGCTATTGTTCCTTGAGCAACTCTTTTCACACCATGTAATTGTTGTGCAGAGTTTAATACTTGAGGAATAGCAACAAAGTTAGTTACTAGATCTGTATTTACGTTTGCCATATTTTTATTCTCCTATTGTTAATTATTCGTCGCAAGCGATTTCTACAACTTTTTCTTCTTCCATTCTAGTTGCACCAATGCTCATAGCGTAATAAACTTGAGTGCTGTACGATTTGTCAGCTCTCTCATCAATTCTAGCTAGAACATCTTGACCAACCGCTAATTTAATAGCGTCTTGTGTGAAGGCGTAACATAGTCTGTCGTCAGTGTTAGTTGCATCAAACTTTAATCTATTGCTAACAATAAATTTAAAACCTAGGAAAGAGTCTAATTGTCCCTGTGCTAGTGCTTTAACTGTATTGAAATCAGCAGATGTGATTTGCGTTGTGCCTAATAAATCAGAGATTTGTTTTGGTCCACATACAATATATCTTTGTATAGATGGATCAACATCATTTAAATCTAAGATTTTTTTAGCTTCTAATAGTTTAGCAATTGTTAAACCATCAGTTTGTGATGCAGTATATGGTTTTTGACCAGATGGAAGCGATACAGAAGTAGATCCAGTTTCACCTGAAAATGCTGTTCCGCCTAAAGCTGTGATGATTACATCATCCATCGCTCTTCCCATAGCAGCAGCCGCAGCTTTTGCATAAGAAGATGTTGGATCAATTAATAATCTAACTTTATCTGCATTGTCTATTAGATCTGCCCACTCGTAGTCTGCAAGACTTACTCTTCTTCTTGAGTGTGGTGTATCTAATTGTGGAGTGTCAGCATGACGAGATGTTCTCAATTGAGCAGTTGTTTTACCAACTTGATCAAAGAAAGCATTCTTTCCTACTACTGACTCAACATCCACAGCTCCTCTTAAATACGATCCCATTTGTTGAGATAGCATTTGTACGTTTGAACTGTACTGCTGTACAAAAGCAGTTGTTATTTGATTTGACATAGTGTCATTTCCTTTTGTTAAGTTAAGTTTAAGTTTAGTTTCAGAAAGTTCCCCACCTTATAGATAGGCTATCTTGCATTTAACGACTGTTAGTCGGTTGTCTTTCCAACAGGCATGTAAGGTTCTAATAGAATTGTCTTACAATTTCTAAGAAGATTTAATTAAAAATCTCCCTAGAAATCGCAATATAGTATTTTTGATTTGATTGCAATAAGATTATTGAGATAGCTTTTATTGCAAGCAATAAATTAATAGCCTATTGGCTAAGCATTTCTCTTAATGCTAGCACCTGATTAACTACTTTGTTGTGATTAGGGTGCATTTTATTCCAATAAGCACCTTGTCTATCAGATGTTAATTCTTCAATTTCTTTCTCAACATCTCTACCTTGAAGAATATTTTCGGCTTCTGTACCGATAATTTTATCTTCAGATAATAGATTAGCAATATTAGCAAATGCTTTAATGATCTTTGGATTATCACCTAATCTAGATCCATCTCTTAATTGAGTATCAAGAAGTTCTGGTTCTAAATAAGTTTGAGCAACATTGGCAGCTTTTCTTAAGTTGTCATCGTATGCTCTTCCCCATTCAGCTCTTAAAGCATTAGTAGCTTCAGCTTGTGCAGATTCCATATTCACTGCCATTTCTTTTGCTGAACCTTCTAATGTTGATTTATAAAACTCTAGAATACCTTGAGCTTGTTTATTATTTAAACCTAGCTTGTGAGCATTCTGTGCGAATCCTTTGATTATATTTTCATCAACAGGAGCAACATCAGTTTTAAGTTCTAAAGTATATTTATCAGGAGATTCTGGTCTGCCTAATTTATTATATACTTCATTCCACTGTTCATCTGTTGCAGACTTTCCTGGAAGAGGAATCTTATCAGTTCCAATCATAGATACTGCATTGATGTAGCTTTTAGCTAGTGCATCTAATTCAGTAAACTTTTCTATATTTGGATTTGATCTGTACTCTTGTGAGATTGCTTCTTTCCAAGTCTTACCAGAAAGTGGTTGAGTTGGTTGTTGTGTTGTACTTAGTATTGGTGGTGTTGCTGTTGCGGTTGTTTGTTCAGTTGCAACAGGCTGAGTTACCTCAGTTGTCTGTATTTGTTCTGACATTTATTTTCCTTTTAGTTTATCATTAAGCAGCATGTTTTTAATAAATAGAAGAACGCTGCGTTGTCCCTCCATATATGCACTTTCATGGCTATCCCCTCTTACGTTAGTGGTAGCATTATAGTGGCATCTCTTTTCTAAATCTTGCATGACTTGTTTGCCATGATCAGATTCAAAAACTATTTTATATATTTCTTTTAATTTATTTATTTGTTCTTCCATTTATTTTCCTTTCTGTTGTTATTCTGATCTAACGAGTGCTTGAGCCTCCTCAGGTAATGCTTTTGCAAGTGGAGCTATTTGACCACCAGCTTGTGCAATTTGTTGTAACTGTTGCATTTGCATTTGTTGATCTTGTTGTTGTTGTTTCTGTTGTCTTATAGCATTAACTTCTGATTTAGAATTTAATACTTTAGCAGGAACTCCAACAATATCAGCTAAGTGTGTAACTAGATTATCAATATTAATATGATCAAATACTGGAGATACTTGTGCAAGTGATCCAAATATTTCTATTGCTCTCATAATAGATTGTAATTCAGAAGCTCTTTGTGCTTTAGCTAAAGGTGATACATATTCAATTTGAATATCTTGACCAGCTAAAAATTCTGGTGCTGGTCTAAATAGTTTCTTTCTAAGTAGAATAGCAAATGTTCTATCAATCATTGGTCTTAATAATTCCGACTGCAGTCTTCCAAGAACTGGACCAAGTAATCTCATCTTCTCTTCGTTACGTTGTACAACTTCTGTTGCAGTCATTTGTGGACCATTCTGCATCATTAATTGATTTACATAGAAAGCATCTCTAATTGCATTTCTTCTTTGCTCTTCCATGTTTAAACCTAATGGATTATTTGCACCAATGTTTAATGGTTCAATTCTATCTCTAGTACCTGCTCTATAAAAATTTAATCCACCTGGTACTGTTCTTACTGGTAATATAAATCCATCATCAGGAACTAATAGTGGAGGATCAACTTGTTTTTGTGCAGCTTTAATAGTTGTCTTAGACATTTCATTTAACATCTTAACATCTGGTAAAGCAGTCATTGCTGGAGATCTTCCATAGATTTCAAATGATGCTTTTAAATAACGTGGTACAACGTATGGGAACTCATTAAATCCTGATTGAGATATTTCGTGTTTATTATCTGGTTCAATATAGCAAGAAGCAAATGGCATGTTCTTGTTATCTTTTTTTGTAGGATTATAATTTTCTCTTGGATATACAACATGAAGAATTGTAATTTCTTCATAAGGATCTTTTAATGCAATCCCTCTAGTTGTTTTAGAAACATTCTGTTCACCAAACTGCATAATCGCAGCACGAGCTGTTAATTTAAATTTTCTAAATACTGTATCTACTTTTCCTTTATTGTTTTCTGAAATGTAAACTTCACCAATGTGTCTTGTAGAAAATCTAACAATATCTTCTTCATCTTCTTCAATGTACATTGCTGCTGTACCAAAGGTAATTAGATCATGATACAGTTCAAATATTTCTTGTTGAAAATTAGATCTATTAAATGCTTCATACATTTTTTCTGTAGCATCTTGCAGCCATTCATTCGCTGCATCTTCATCAATCATATCTATGTTTTTAAATTTTAATGAGAACCATGGTGTTGCAGGGTTTGTTAGCATACCATGTAGAGATGCAGATAATAATTCAACTGCATGTAATGGTGATGAATCAAATATTAATTCAGATCGTTTATCGCCTGGTGATCTTCTTTTAGTTACATCTGCTTTTCTTGGCATCATGTAATCTGATACTTCTTGCCAATGCGATTCCCACGTTTGTCTTTGTGTTACTAATTTTCCAAATCTCTTTAAGAGATCCTTTACTAAATCTGTTTCACCCATTTTATCCTAATAGTGTTGGTGTGCCTAAAGTTGCACCTTCTGAAAGACCAGCTGATCCTGTAAGTATAGTTGGAGATCTACCACGTCTTCTTCTTCTAATTCCTTTTTCATCCATATCAGTTGTTGTAGCTTGAGATACTTCTGCAGTTGTTGGTGCAACAGCTACTGGTGCAGGTTGAGGTGCAGGAGCAGATGGAGATTTAAAAGGATTTGGAATTGGACCACCCATATTACATTCCTAATAAAGTTTTTTTCTCTGTCGTTGCTTCTTCAACTAATGGAGATGTTAAAATCGTTGAAGCTCTACCTTTACGTCTTCTTTGAATTTCATCTTGCTCAGCTTTTATTCTCGCCTCTTCTTCTTCTGACAATTTAGTAGAAGGTGGTTCTGGCAATGGTTGCACTGGTGGCAACGCTGGCATTTTTGGCGATAAGAATCCCATATTTATATAATCCTATATAATTTTGTAATTACTATCAGCTATATTTGATTTATCAAATATTTCAATAGTATTTAATAAATCAAACAAGAAGATCATATTATCTTGTAGTTACTATCAGCTACACTTTGCGGTGCAGATTGTCTAGTATTTATTTCTTGGATTCCAACTGCAAGGTAACGCATAGCATCACAAGCGTGTGAACTCCAATCATGTACAGGCTTAGATCTAAACATTCTGTTTTTATCTATAAACTTCCTATGGTAGTGTCTTAACGCATCTATTAGTTTTTTGCAACTGTCTGTATCAATCCAACATCTAGGTAATAACATTGTGGTAGCATGGATTCCATCTTCAAAAGGAATCTTAGGAACTACTTTAAAATTAACACCTAATTGATAAGCAACCTCACGTCTTGTTTTACCATTACTAAAATCAGTAACTTCAATATCATGGGGTGCAAAATGATCTTTATAAACATAATCTTTGCTTTGTAGCATTTGAATATAGTGCGGTAACCCTTGACCACGTTCTTCGTAGTAATCAATAATATTTATAGCTCTACCCATTTGTTGAAAGAATATAACTGCTGAATGATCTGACACACCTAAATCCCACGCTGTACTAACTGGCAATGATGGATCATAAGGCACTCTTGTCAGCTGCCTAGCATCTTCCATCTTAGTAACTACATCTCCATAAACAGCACCTTCTATATTTGCAATCCAATCGCATTCAAACTCTTGTAGGTATTTTTTTTCACCCATTACTTTTTTCGCAGCGTCTAATTCTGCTTGATCAACTATTTTAGTTTCAGATGCTTTAGCTTTATAATTAAACCATTCTTTATCGCCTTGTGCATGCTGATATAATTCATAGAAGTTATTATTAGTTCCTTGTGGAGTTCCAATAAATACGCACCATCCTTTTCTATCTGATAATGCTGGTCTAATAATTTCTGTAAATAACTTACCTTGTACGTTTGCATACTCATCAATTACGCAACCATCTAAATAGATACCTCGTAATCCATCTGAGTTCTCTGAACCTAATAATGTTATTCTAGATCCATTTGGTAAATCACAACGTAATTCTGTTTCATTGAATTTAACGCCTGGTATTAATGCTGTGTATTGTTTCATATAATCCCAAGCAATTGATTTAGCTTGTTTGAAGGTGGGTGCTATATAAGCGTATCTGGGTGCTTTGTTTGTAGAACGTAGTGCTGACATAAGTAAATGATTAATCATACAAACTGTTTTGCCAAATCTTCTATGGCAGACTAATACCGACCAGCGATATTTCTTCATATTAAAATGAAGTTCTATTTGCTTTTCTCTTGGGTAGTATGGAATTTTATATTGTACAGTTCCACTGTTAATTACTGTTTCTGTAATCTGTGTCATTAGTGTATCGCTTTAGACTTTGCATCATTTATGATTGCATTCTCAATATTCAATAACATCATTAACCAAGAACTAAATATTGCTGAATGTTCTTTGCTTTCAAATCCTGTAAACTTAACAGTTATGGAATTATCCTTTTCTATAAATACAACTGCTTTTACATTAGAGTTGTAAAAGTCATCATCATCTTGGTGCATATTTTCAAACATACTACAATAGGTAGTGTTTTAATATTATATTAAGGTTGGTCAGGCAAAGGAAAAGGTGGTGGGTTGTTTTGGGGATATACCCATTTGTGTTTTTGGAAACTTTGGTGCGGCGAAGGCTAAGTGGCTACAGCTATGTAAATGACTATGTGGCTAAAGGTATCCTAACAAGTCCCATCATATACATATTGCGACATGCGACTCAACTTTGGGTGGTATGGGGGGTATTGCTTTCAAAATTGTTTGATCCAATAGATAAACTTCCGATAACATTTAATTATCGGAAATATATTTATGGTTGTATTGATCTAATACTGTGACATTTATGCAACACATTGTGATATAAATGCAACACCGATGCAAATACACACAATGCAAGTGAATGCGATGTATTAATAAATAGCAACTTAATCGCATAATATTTATTCACACAACTAATGCTTTTATTTCTTATTATGTTTTTAATTGGTTGCTTTTAAATTCCTAAAATACAACTTTTAATTATGCTGTTGATAATTAGTTTTAATAATTAGATCTAATAATTACTTATAACTTTTAAATTTATTATTGGGTCCATTTAACCAGGCAACTTCTTTTCTATTATTAATCTTTTCTATTTATCTTATTTTTCTTTTTGGCGATTTTACTGCACTAAAAATTAAAAGATAATAATTTCAATAGTTTAATATTTTAATGTTTTTTTTGTATTGCATTATTATTATTAGTACCCTAAAAGGTTATTAAACAACAAAGGATAATAAAATGACAAACAAAATAGAAAAGCTAATAAAAGAAATAGAAGTTTTAACAGCTCAATCTTTTAATGATAATTATCCAGCATGGATTTCTAATTCATTAACAACGATTGAATTAAAATTAAAAAAAACTTTAGAAGAAATTAAGGAGGTTGCTTAAATGATCCAATACTTAACTGAATGCAAAACTGATAAAACAATTATTCATAAAATTGAATGGAGTTCAGGAAGACAATCTGACTTTGAACAAACATACAAATCAGGAGAAAAAACATTACACAAAACAAAAAAACAGGCTATTGAATATATTGATAGAATGAAAGTTCATGGAATTGATATAGTTTTTATTGGTAAACATATATCAATACACAGAAGAGCAGCTTAATTTTAATAACTTATTACCCTATATTTTTTATAGGGTAATGAGATCTTAAAATAATAAGATCTATACTTGCATAACTTTATTGGTTATGATAGTATAAAACAAAACAACAAAGGATAATAAAAATGATAAAAGTAGAAAAACAATGCAATACAATTCAACAGGGTATTGAATGCTTAATTGAAGCTGCTAAAGAAGATTATAAGCGATATTCATTAAGACATTCAGGAATTAGTGATTATTCTCAAAAACAATTAGATCAATGGAATAATTTAATGTCTTTTAAAGAGGGTAAAAAATACTTTAAAGTTATAAAAGAAAATTCTGTTTTTGCTTTTATAGTTAAAGAAGACTTTAAACATTTTAAAAAAGGAGATGTTTTAAAACCTGCTAGTTGGAAAACACCTGCTTTAAATTCAGCTCGTGGAAATGTTTTAAGCGGTAATTATCCAATAGAGTGGACTGGACCATTGTATTTAAAATAAATAACTTTAAGAACTTGATACCAGGTTTTTACTTGGTATCAGGATCTTAAAATAAATTAAGATCATAACAACTGAAAGGGTTATAAAATGACTAAAAAAACAATGAGTACTGAAGATGCTTTGTTAATTATTTCTGAAGTAATTACTTTTTATTTTGAAATAAGAGGCAATTCTAACGATGATAAAACAGAAAAAAAATGGCGTAATCAAATTCTTAATGCTGAAGATGTTATAAACAAAGCATTAAAAAAACAAAAGGAGGCTGCATAATGAATAAACAATTAAAAAATATACCTAGAAATTTTTTAGATTATTTAAGAACGATAGTTTTTAAAAATATAGATTTCTATGAAATATCTACAAATGATATTGTTCAAATGTGGAATGAAACAGAAAATAAACAAGACTTTATAAAACTGGAGAAACAATGAAAAAAATAATTAAAAAAATTAATGGTATTAAAATAGATGTTAGATCTAAACAATGTCTATACATAACCATCAAAGACTGGATCATATACATAGACAACAGCACCAATGAAAAAATCATTGATGTATGGAATGAAAAAAAAGATATAACAGTACAGGAGCTACATTAATGAAAAACTTTTATTATACTTTGGCTGCAATACTTGGCTTTGTTAATATGGTTGGTATTATAGCGATTATGTACGTGGTATTGAATTAGATGATTGAAACACTTTCAGATTACAGCATTATTGAAGCTATATTTTTAGTCTTGGCTTTGTATTTTGTTGTAATCTGGAAGTATAAATAATTACTGTTCTATAATTTCTTTTTTTTCTTCGTTTATCTTTTCATATTGAGTATATTTCTGCTCAAGTTCTGGACTATCAAGCCAGCTCACAATAATTTGGTTGGTAGTTTTGTTTAATGTTAAATCTTTTTTATCTGAATATAGATCTGAAGTTTTCCCTGCAATCCATTGTATGAACTTTGTTTTTTCTCTTATCCAAGAAATCAAATTTGGATCTAAAGTGTCTTGGTTTATATCGGCTTGGTAAATATCTAATAGTTTATCTACTATATTTTGAACACCAATTTTACGAGCTTCCTCAATCTTGGCTTTCGTTTCCTTGTTTCCCTCTTGATTTAAGAATTGATAAAACTTGATCAAGCTGCAAGGTAAGATCCCTTCCTTCCTTATACTTGCTAGTGTTTTGCCTTCGCTTAATTGCTCTAATACTGTATTCAGAATGGTATCTTCCAAGACTATCAACTCTTGGCTTGACTTTTTCGTAGTAGTAATTTCTGACATAATCTAAATCCTTATCTCTAAATTGTTTTAAACTTGCAAGAGATTTAATCTTTTTCTCATCTGTATAACCTGGCTTGTTATATCCTCCTCTATTTGCTCTGTCCCTAAACCCATAAAAATTTGTATTCTGACCACCATGAAACCTACATTTATAAATCTGAATGCCTTGCTTATTAAAGCTATTAGTAGGAAAACCTTTTGCCTGACAAGGTTTGCCAGATAATCTTGACATATCCATACAAAAGATTTTTTTAGATTTGAAACCTGCCATTTCACTTTTTAGGATTGCCTTTCCAGTCTAGGTTATTTCTTTTATTGAACTCAACCTTTTTTCTGTAATTAAAACTGCGTTGCTTTGCATTCTTTGATACCGCTGCTTTCATGGCTTGATCTACAATGTGCTTTGGTAATGATCTTTTATCACGCAGCTCTTGCTCTTGGTACTCAATGGCTTTCTGTACATAGTAAGGATGATTGATACATTCTTTTAAGTCTCGCAAAGGTAGACTAGCCAGTTTAATAATCTTACTTTGTTTATCTATATCTCTACTATTAACTATCTTATCTATTTCATTATTCATTTTATTATTATAATTATTTCTATTAAGATATATATTAAAGTTATCTTTATTAATACCAGTCAGCCTGACTGCACTGATCAGTCCCCCTGACGTATCACTCACGTCACCCTGACTGCTCCCTACCATTAAAATAGGGTTAAGTTTATACAAATTAGTAGAGGAAAGCCGCTTCTTTTTAAGCAAACCAATAGACACCATTAATTTAATACGTCTATAAATTGTAGCCTTAGATAGTCCAAGTAAGCTGTGCATATGAGCAAGACGTGGGTAGCATTCGCCTGTCTTCTGGTTTGAGTACCTTAAAAGCACAACAAGTATCGCTAGGCAATCGGCTTTATTCCTACCTGCCAAGCCTAAAAATATATCGTTTTTAAATAAACTTACAGGAACTCGTATATGACTTGCGTATTTAGCCATTATTAATTCTTTCCTTTGCAATATTAAAATTGTTTGGGTTTAATTCTATACCAATAAAATTCCTATTAAATTTTTTACAAGCAACACCTGTCGTTCCACTACCCATAAAATTATCTAAAACAACATCATTATCTTTTGATGCAACTGTTAATATTCTTTCAACTAAAGCGATTGGCATTTGAGTAGGATGAACTCTTTCTTTAGCAGGAATATTGTGTGGTATATACCAAACAGAACTTAATGGATCTTTAATATCACATTTATCATTTAAATAAATATCATTACCTTTTGATAAGTGATAAATAATTTCATAATCTAAATGAAATCTTGCTTTTGTACTATCAAAAGATCCTGCATACTTCCAAATAATAAATGATTTAAATATTAAATTTTGAAATCCTTCAGTAAACTCTAGCCAATGAGGAGTGCGTAAAGTTTTATTTAATGTCTTGCTTTTTATATTAAAAAATATTTGACCATTATCTTTTAAAACCCTTTTGTATTGTTTAAATAAATTATCTATAAACTCTGAATATAATTTTAAAAATAATACATCTTTATTTTGAGCTGCATATCCAGCACCTGATATATCTTCGTATGGTGGTGAAGTAATTATTAAATCAACACTGTTATTTGGTAGTGTTGGAAGTATCTTTAAACAATCATCATTATAAATCATTGATTTCCCTTGTATTTACACACTTTATTATGCTCAATCTGCAGTTTAAGCATTTCGTAGTACCATTCCTCCTCTAAAATAGGGTTTAAATCGCTTTTAAAGGGGTATAGACGCTGAACTTTGAACTCTAGGCTATCCGAGCTAGGTATAGGCTTATAGTACAGCAAAAAACAGGGTATATTTAAGCCTTTGGCTATATACTCCACAACATTGGTATATTTCTTGTAATTTTTACCAGTATCATAGACAGTTTCAATGACTGCTAATGGCTGCCAACAAGGTTTATTAATACAAATAGGAACTGAATCAATATCTATATAAGCAATATCTTGGCATTTATTTCTATGCCATTCGGAATAGAAGTCGCCAAATCCACCTACAAAATAGTTATATCTTGCCATTATTTGTTTGCTTCATAAAAAGCATTTGCAAATCCAGGCGGAGTTATAGATCTTACTTTTGCTCTTTCATTAGGTTTCATTGAAAAACTTTTGTAATGAATTTCTGACATTCGTTTACCATTTATGGTTATAAATTTTGGTTCAACCGGATTCTTAGTTGGAATATTAAATTCACCCCATAAACAAGTTTTTTTTGTATAAGGATCTCCATAATCACAAGGATTAAATATAAGTTTTGGTTTACCAATATAATGAACTAATCTTCCAACTGGATTTTCCATTACCCAAAATTTTGGTTTGTGTGCAAAGACAATTCTAAATACAGAATCAACTATTGATAATCCTTCTTGCAGCGGTTTTAATCCTTTATCTTTCCACCATCTAGCTCCACTTCCTGCAAACTGAGTACATGGTGGTGCTGCTAAAATTCCATATATAGGTTCTTTAATTTTTTTTAACATTCTAATATCTCCATCTAAATTAGTACCTTCACCAACAGTATTCCATTCATTAAAATCTATAATACGAACATCATAACCATTATCTTTGTATGGTTTGCTCCAAGATCCTGTGCCACCACACAAATCAAGTATTATTTTTTTCATTCTTGGCTCTTTCTTGCATCAATTGAATATTAAGAACTTGTATCTCTTCGTTTAACCTATCTATTTCTTTTTTAAGAACTAAGATTTTTTCGTCATACATTTCTATGACATCTTCTACTTCCAATTGTTTATCTAACATATTAGCCTTTCAGTTTGTTAAATATTAATCTCCAAAACCAAGATCTTAAAATAGATACAGCAGTAAATATTAAAGCAATCTTAATTCCAACTAGAATAGTAGGGTATAGATTGAACATTGGAAAAATAAATATCTGTATTAATAATGCTAATACAAATCCACTTCCAACATCAATCATAGACTCTACTAAACTCCGCACATTCCCTCGCATTCGTTATTAAACATATCAGGTTGATCTGTTTTAATATCAAAGTTTACCTCATCCAAAGGAATACATTTTCTATGTAAATATAAATGATCATTAATCTTTCTTGATCCTGTTCTAATTTTTTTATCAAACTCAACAGCATCAGCAAACTCTTCTGGTCTATTGTGTTTCATAAAGTACCAATACTTATCATCATGGAATGGACAACATATACAAGCTGATTTCTCAGGTAATGGAAAAGCATTTTCACTCATCCATTTAAGACAATCTTTTCTACTCATCTTCAGATCAATTAATGGATGAACATTGTTAATATATTTATCTCTAGCTGGTTTCATTCTACTAATCTCATCCATAGATATACCAATCCACTGATCTACAATTTTATCTTTAGGAAAATGTTTTCCCTTTTGTATATTACATAGTTCTCTAATCTTTTTTCTTATTGGTTGTATCTTGTAATCATTAGTACATTGACGCATTAACATTCCTTTCTTTCCTGTTTCTGCATTTCTTGTAAAGAATGGAGCTGTTGGAAATCTAGTTCCATTATCAATAGATCCAATCATATCATCTTTAATATTACCTTTAGCAACAGTATAAACTGGAAATGGTAATTGAGTTTTAATCCACTCTAAATATTCATAAACTTTCTTTGGCTCATACCCTGTGTCTGCAAAGATAGCACAATCAACTTTTGGCAATACTCCTTTAGCTGACATCAATGCCATGGTAGATGATTGAACTCCAACTCCTAAAGATATTACAGTTAAAACTTTTGATCGTTCCATTTAGTTCTCCAATTTTTTAATAGATAAAATTACGCCACGAGGAATAACCACAGCATCTCCAACATCTAATGTTGAGTCTGAATTAAAACTATATGTAGCAAATGTTTTAACCCAATCTTTATTCTCTTCATAAAGATAACCAATAGTTGTGCATGTAGCAGGAACTAAATCTTTTAGATCCTCTTCTGTATTCCATGCGTTTTCGCAGCTGTTTATGTCTAACCAACTTATAATAACTTTATCAAAGTTTATGGGTTTCATACCACTCCTCATAAAAGCTATTAGGTTGAACGCCTGTCTTTTCTGTTATTACTTTCATAAATCTAGGATGAGGTATTCTCTCTGACTTTAAATACCTAATTACAGATACGATAGGATTCTTACCTGTTAATCCTATTAACTTTGCAAGATCTTTGTTGCTAAGTTTATGCTTTTCTTTGTACTCGTTTAGTGTCATTTAGTTTTCTTTCTGTTGCCAAAACAATCAAATGTTTTGTGATATTTTTTTAGTAGTTTTTTTATTTGTAGTTTAAGTTTCATTGTTATCCTTTCGTTGAGCAGTAATAACCATAAAAGTTATTAACAGTCAATCTTTATTTTGCATTGACTTAAATTAATAATATATGTATTGGTTATCTAAACAATGAAAGGTTTAAAATGGTTATTGATTTAACAAAGAATAATTCTACTGCGTCTATAAAAAATATAGATGAAGATATTGCATTACAATATTATAAAAAATTAAATTTAGATCACAGCTCACCATCTCAGGAAGCATTAACAGATAGCGATTGGTTAGTTAGATATTGCCACTTCACACAGGAGGATCGTAGATTAATGAACATCTCTTATCGTATGACTGCTGGTGTATCTATTGGTAGAGCTTCGCAGCGATATGTTTCTAAGTATATGTATGATGCTGAGAAAAAATTATTAAATGAAAAAAAATCTTTAGATCAAATCATAGATGAAGAATTAAAAGAGTATGATAAATACCAGGCACACAACGAAGCAGATAAAGAGCAACACGAAGATACTAAAAATTATTTAGTTGATATGATTAAGATAACAGTGAAAGCTGTTAATGACATTGGCTTAGGTGAAGAGTCTGCCAGCGAAAGATATTGCTCACATAAATTTAAAGAATTAGTTTTACCAAAGATAGGTAGAATTGATTATGAAGATTCTAAAAATAAATTTATTGAATTAAAAACTAAGCATAGATCAAAAAGAAAATCAGATACAAAAGCTGGCTTCAGTTGGGTTAAAGGTTATTTACCTAAGACACCAGACATCAACCATTTAAAACAATGTGCTTTCTATTGGTACAGTACAAAGAAAACTCCACACTTACTTTATGTCAATCAAGATAACTACAATGTATTTACACCTGATACTTGTGATCTATTAACTCCTGAGTACATGGAATTTTTAATTCAACAAGATTTAATTAAAGCAAAGATCAGACAAAACTTAGTTTATATTTGTAAAGGTAATCCTTTTGAGATGGCTAAGTTAATTGCACCACCAGATTTTTCTGGTTTCATGTGGAAAGATATTCAAGAAGAATATGTACGCAAAGCTGCTAGTCTATGGGACAATGTGTAGAGTTATGGATATAAATTATTATCATAAGCAACATGAAAAGATTAGACAACAATTTAGACATGATGCTATAATGCGTGAGATAAAAAAACGAGAGGATAAATTATTTAAAGATATGTTTATTAAAATATTTTTAATAATAACAATATTTATATTGTTAGTTTATTTAATTGCTAAATGAAAATTATACTCACAATAATTCTTATGAATGGTTATAGTCATTCATACGAATATAAAGTAGATAATATTGATCCTCGTTTGTGTGATGCTTTGTTTAATAAGCATACTTATGTACACACAAGTAGGTTCAGTACAGCAAGAAACAAGACAGGTATATACTACAAGTCTAAGGAAGTGTTTGCTCATTCATGTTCATACGAGAAAATAACATGATTGAGAAATAAGAGTATGCATATACTTGCAATTATAAAACAATATAGAGGAAACAATGAAAGAGAAAATAAAACAAGTTAATGATTTATGTGCAGCCAATGGCACATACTTAAATCAACATGGTAAGAAAACAATATCAGCTTGGTCAAAAATTAAATATTTTAGAGAAGTATTTGGCACTGAGTTTGGTATTAACTGCGTAATACAAGAACACTCTGATCGTTATGTTATAATGAAATGTATTATAACTAAATCAGATCCTGAACATATTGTAGCAACAGGTTATTCTAAACAATACAGAGATAAACCAGGCTACTTAGAGATTGCTGAAACATTTGCAATCACACGAGCTTTATCATTCTTTGGAATTTGCTTGGAAGATTTAACAAGCAAAGAAGAGTACGAGGATTTAGAGATCCCAGTACAACCAATGAATGGAAAGAGTATTGGACCAGAAAGTTCTGATACTAATACAATAAATGAACTGATGAAGAAGGTACATTATGCACCGCATACAGCAAAGTTAGATT